TATAAGGACCATAATTTCCGACCATATATTCTTTCGTCTCTACATCTTCAAGAGGCTCAGAAGAACCATCAATGTAGATGTGACCGTCACGAATCTCCACGGTTTCACCAGGAAGTCCGATGATACGCTTGATAAAAAGCATGATTACTTATATCCCATTTCTTTCCTGATACCGGTCTTATGTTCTGCATTCCTATCTCCTCCAGTCAGTAATCTGTTACCTTTTCCGTCCAGTTTTTTGTTTCATCGCTTTTCTTCTGTAGCATTTTAGTTTCGTTTCCGAATAAAATTTATTCTTGTCTTCTTTCTTCTTTTGTCTTACCGCCTGCATGCTTAGTTTCCAAGCAACAAATTCTGTGCACTTTCTTCTGCATTCGACTCGCTTTTCTCTTTCTCCTTCGTGATCGCATTTAAGACACGGACAATCTTGCTGTCCCATTTTTTATCACTCCTTTTGTCCAATTCTTCCGGCTTCTTTTCTTCCTCTTGCATTTCTATTTTTTGCTCTATTATCGTCATTTTTTTCCATACATTATCTATTTCTTGTTTTGTTAATGCTGCTCCAACTGAAACTGCCATTAATACCGTTAATATTAAAAACTTTATGCTTTGGTATGTATTCTTTTTGTAATCATTATAAAAGTACATTCCTGCATCTATTACCATTACTGTAATAAGTACTTTAATTAATAAATCGTTCATTTTGTCTCCTAACATTCGATCTTAATTTTGCTCAATTTCCTTATCTTGTCATAGGTTTCATCCGCCAACCGATTAACTCTATCCATATCCTTTATAAACTTATCTAGTTCTTCACGCTCTACAGATACCCTAACCTTCACATCTGCTGTCTTATTTCCATGCACGATTGCATTCCCCAGTGCTCGTATTGGTCCGCCACTGCAACACAAGCATCCTTCTCCATCTTTTCTTTCTCTTTTATATACATGCAATCTTCCGCAATTTTCACATCGCATAACCAAGCATGTATTTTGCTCTTTGTCTCTTTCAATCATTATTTTCTCCTATAATCTAGTTAACGGGCACTTCATACAAGGGCTGTCCTCTGCAAATAAATCTTCTCTGCTATCTACAAGAGTTGGATATTTGCAATATTCATCGCACATCTCCTGCTTTATTTCTTCTAGTATGTCAGTTACCGTTTTGCTTTTCTCGTGTTCTTCTTTTGTATCCTCTGTAAGTTTTTTAGTATTTTGTAATTCCTTTGTCATCGTTTATCCCTCTCTTTTGCTGCTGCGCAAAGTGACATCGCTGTTGCACCTAATATCATCCCGATAATTATCCCAATAATAAGCTCTACCATTTTCTTTCCATTCTTTTTTCGTTATCATTTTCTTTTTTTATTTCTTTTGTTTCGAATACTTCAATTGCTAGCATTCCGTTATCCATTCCGTTTGGCACATATTCTACATTTACATCCAATCCTTTTTCTGCAAGGTATTTAGGTATGTCAAAATCTCGCCCTTGTGTAAACATATTGATTTTTCCTAGTCTGTTTCTAATTGTTGCCATTATTT